TGAGTCTTACCATAACGATGGGTATATTCCATACCCAACGCATAGCCAAGGTTCCACGCCCAATTATAATTTTCTCTGCTCTGCCTAACCCAAACTGTACATGGGTGGTTTGCGTGAGTTGCCCTATAAGGTGCATCTAACCAAAGCCCATGTTTAACTGTACTAAGAAGCTGGGCAGTCTCTAATACCATCTTAACCACATGTTTATCACAGTGGAATAATGCGGCTTTGTGTGGGGATGTGTCTAATACAAAAATGTTCATACTAAACATCATACCCATGTAAAATTAAAAAGTCAAGATGTTCGTTGGCTGGCCTACTAGGAGTCGAACCCAGAACCTTCTGACTCAGAATCAGACGCTCTACCAATTAAGCTATAGGCCAATTGTATAAATACTTACATGAAACTACATGAAATCATAAACCGTGCAGACATAGCCCGTGACGACAATCCCGAAGAGTCCATGGTGGGGTGGGCGTATAGCACCGCTAAACAGAAGGACGCCAAACAAATAGGCTCCCTCAAATCAAACTTAGACACCGAAGTATATAAATTCCCAGATCATCTTAAAATTTTTGTCATGAATGGTGGGAAACCTGTTGTATATCTAGCACTTGCCACATTTAAAGATGGGTTTAAAGTAAATGTTGTGAATGCCGAGTTAGAAGTAAAGGGCAAAGGCTTGGCCATACAGCTATACAAAGCTGTAACAAGTAGTACCAACAAACCCATATACAGTGACAGTACCCAAACTGCTGCAAGTAAACATGCTATCTGGAATAAGTTAATACAACAGTTCCCAAATAAAGTAGTTGCCTACGATCAAAGAACCGGTGAAGACTTGCCAATAACTATGACAAAGCAAGGGCCAGCTATAAACGGCAATCAACCAATATATACTGATCCTAAACGAAACACCGCCGGGGTTAAGGCACCCACAGATGCACAAACACAAAGAACTAGGTTATTGAAACTACTACCATAATTTGGAAGCCCCCCTCAGATTTGAACTGAAATTTTTCTGCTTCAAAGGCAGACCACTTTGCTTAAGCTATGAGGCTATTGTTTAAGTACGTTTAAAACATATTTCTTCATGTAAGTCTGGTAAATTTGCACGCATCCACTCAGAGCCCATAACCCTAGCTGGAAATCCAAGCAATTTAGCAACCTTTATAGTCCATCCCGGCTTAGAAAAATCTATACCAGAAGATAAAACCTCTTTCTTCTGCCGTTCTTTAAGCATTTCCTTTTCCACTTTCCTATCATGTTGACCTTTTAATCGCCGTTGGTGTACACCATCCGGTTTGGACAATGACTTACTAACCTTCTCTCGGTGTGCGTCAGATACAACCCGTCCAGTATTGTTATGTGAGGCGGCACATGAACTATTACAAAACCTATTCTTTCGTTTATCATACTCGAAAGGTGCATCACAGTGCAGACATACAGTAGGGTTGAGATTGTACGTGCCAATCCGTTTAAGCCTTTTTTCTGCTTGCACTTCATTCCCCATTTTAGCTGCCTTAATATAATTTGCCTTATGCCTTCCAGATTGATGATATTCAGTATTCCTAATATCAAGTGAACCACGCTGCCCACCTGTACATATATTGTATGTGTCCTTATCTGCAACAAACTCTTCATTAACTAATAACGCTTCAGTATCCCACATATCCTCGGGGTTGTCAAACACCGATAATATTTCCTTTTTAAAATTTTCACGCCCATATTTTTTATATGCCCGTTTTAATACCGTACCAGAGCCGCCATATCCATCATTTATATTCTCTGTCTTATGGGCTCCTATATAAATTTTACCTGTTATGTTGTTCGTTATTTTATAAACTAAATAATGCATCCAAGTGTCTCCAAACTGTTATTCTTGGATGTATTTATATGGTGGGTTCAAGTCTGTCTATAAACTTAAGCCTCGCATTCTCCCCGGTCAGATTTGAACTGACGATTTCCACCTTCCAAAGATGGCCGCATACCAGACTTGCGTACAGAGAGTTGTTCTTTTACTGTTTGGTCGGCGTGGTGAAATTCGAATTCACGGCCCCTCGTCCCCGAAACGAGTGCTCTGACCAGACTGAGCTACACACCGATAAGTGGGCAGACTTTTCTAGTCTCTCTGCCCTGAGATTTGGCTTATAATGATCGTCGCTTCTTGAGCAAACGCTTATACCTTCTCTTACGGTTACGTCCAGCATGATTACGCATTGTCATCTTATGACGACGACGCCATGCCATGCGGCGTTTCTTTTGCCCTTTCTTTCTACGACCATTGTGGACCTTAGTCCTATCATGTCGTGAAACCATTTCGGTTCTCCTAACTGGTGACTCTTTCAGTTAGGATGTTTAAGTCCTAACTGGCCAAAATGACTCCAGTTAGAACAATGTTAATATAGGACATATCCATTCTCCTTTAATGATCAGTCTTATGCAACAGGTGTGTTGCTTTGTAACCTTCGTGTTGCTTTAAAGCCACTTATGCAACACATATGTTGCATTAAAGCCACATTTGGTGAAGAGGGTAGGACTCGAACCCACTATAGTAAGGGTTACAACCTTACGCTTATCCACTTTAGCTTCCTCTCCATATATTTGGTACCACTGGTCGGACTCGAACCGACACGCCCATTACGGACAAGAGATTTTAAATCTCCCAAGACTACCAATTCCATCACAGTGGCATTACATTGTTTGGTACACTAGGTCGGATTCGAACCGACGTTCCTCTGATTGAAAGTCAGAGCTATTTGCCGCTATAGTACTAGTGCATTAATAAGTTGGTACCGCTGGTCGGACTCGAACCGACACGCCCATTACGGACAAGAGATTTTGAATCTCCCAAGACTACCAATTCCATCACAGCGGCATTAATTTGGTACCTCTGGAGGGAGTCGAACCCACACACCCGAAGGCACGAGCTTCTAAAACTCGCATGGCTACCGTTACAACACAGAGGCATCACTTGCGTATAGTATCAAAAAATGATACTTTATGTAAAGATGTGCTACTTTCACTCAGCATAAGAACAGCCATACAGCGTGTAAGGCCACTTGTCGGCCATTACGTCACGCGGCTCAGAGTGATCATGTATACATAACCACAACTGGTACAACCTAATAACACATCTATAATTTGGTGGAACCCCTCGGGATCGAGCCGAGATATTCTGCGCTTCAAGCAGTTGCATGAACCATCATTGCTAGAGTTCCAATATAAATAGAATCATATAATAGGATATCATATGACTAGGGATAAGATTTTAATATTTTTACATCATCAACGTTGTGGTGGCACCACGTTCCGAGAAATAACCAAACAGATACATGTAGTACCATATAGAACACTCACCGTTGATAAGTTAATAGATAAGGCCGTTGCCGTAAACCCACCGTGTATTGAAGTGGAGCCCGGGCTATATTTCGATACCAAATATGATTTCGATTATTGCACCACAATACGAGATCCAATTGACCGGTTATTAAGTTTTGTTGAACTTCATAGTAGAAAGGGAATTATCAAACTTCCCGGTAGAGACGGTATAAAAACAAATGATGAGTTCTGGGTAAGTGGTATTAAATATCTCGAATCGCTTCGGCAATGTAATGTTTTCATTAGATCTATATCCATGAAAATAAGAAGCACCCTAACAGCAGAAGATGTGGGCTTGGCTATGACCCGCCTAAGTAATATGCCCATTCTGGCATTTCATAAAAAAACATTTCCAGAAGATATATCTGTATTTCTAAATGTACTGGGCTTAACTCAAAGGAAGCCAGTAGATGTGTATATGAAGGGTAGTGATGAATTTGTAGATGCTATTCCATCTTGGGTTAGGCCAGTGTTAGAAAACCTTAATATGCATGATATTCAATTGTGGCGTTGGTTAAATTCTGTTACAAATAGTAACAACATCTATATTCCTAATTAAAACCACCTATTATTTCACCGGGTGGAGACAGATACCCCATGGAGTTGGGGATTCTTTTTCAGAGGCGCTGATCGAACGATCAATGTTATCCTCGTGGCTGGCAACATGATTACCACATCATGTTGAGTTCCGTAATGTAGAGAGGGGCATTTCAGCACTTGCTCCGGTAATTGGTTTAACCGGGAGACTCTAAGTCTCTATCTACATAACCCTAAATCTTGTCCAAAAAAAAGCGGCCTCTAGTTGGGCCGCTTTCTCTTGGAATTCTTTTGGTCCTATTCTATCATTTTAGTGGACCGACTCCTGAGAAAGCGGAGATTCTATCATAATTTTCGCGTACAATTTCCACACACAGTGGGGCTGACGCGAGAATCGCGGGCTGTAACTGTTGTATAAATTGTTTACGTGCTAAAATTTTCATAATTTCCGTTTCTGTAATATTGGGGCTTTATTGCCCACAGGGGTAAAACCTGTTTGTTCTTTAAGTTATTTATGCATCTTACAACATTTTTTTAAGCGTGTCAAGCTTTTTAGTAAAATTCGTTCAAAATAGTTATTACTTCTCTACTTCCATCTTGGTGTTCCATTATTAATTTTCCACCAGTCTCGGATAACATCCTGTCCATATCTGCTAAAAAGTTTAATGCGGCACTTATGGCAGATGCCTTGTTCCGTGTACAGTACCTAAGCTGAAGATACTCTGTATTGGCAATATCCCTAGCTGTCATACCCATTGTAACTTTTTTAGTTTTCATTTGCAAGAGTATATATCATTAAAAATATCATGTCAACATAAATTATCATGCAAATCCAAACGGATCAGTAAATACCAACTGTACCCCAACCGGGGTACGCCTATACATAACATTATCAGCATGTAAATCAAGAGAGCCAATATAACCATACTCCCCATTCACGATGTCCTTTAAAAAGTCCAACGCCCATTTAAATTCATCATTATTAACAATAAACCTACCATGGTTTTTATTCCAAAAATAAGAAATACAATATAAAGGAATCTGTTCAGCATACTCAAGTAGGGGTGTAAATTTACCAGATAGAAAGCGGTTAATCTCCGGCCCCCTGAAATATCGTGAAATCAATTCTCTTAATTCTTCCTCACTAACATTCTTCCACGATACTAATTTTTCCATAGTCCAATCACGGAACACGCGGCCTTCCGCATCCTTGTCATCGTTTGTGACATATATTCGGGGGAAGTGTATGTTTTTGTTCCATATCTTTTTCTTTTTAAGTAACTTCGCATATGAGACAAACGCATCCCCCATTTCATCAGGACGCCTATGGTATTTCGTAATCATATGTGGCTCATCTTCGTCGTGTTTCACAAAGGAAAAATGGCCGGGGTCATTAGACAATCCATATTCTTCAGGGTGGCCGCGTTCTTTCGGGTCAAATTCCCGGTGTTTTCTTGTATGTTTTGTTGTTATTTCTGACAGTTTCATAACAATATTTATCTACACGCCAGACTTAAATCTTTAATATTTCATCTGAGTCACTTGGTGTCATGTGTATCATTAAAAATATCAACGTCATAGGCCACCCCACACTTACACCAGTAGCACAAAATATTAATACGATTGTTGTTAATGTATCCATCATATAAGTATATATTACCCTAAAGTCACTGTCAACCCTTTCCAATTTTTCCCTTTGCCTTATACAATGCTTTACTATCGCCCTTAGATGCCCTATGGCATATAATAGCGTGCCTGCTGGGTTCGGGATTATTCACCCTAAGCATTTCAAAGTAGTCTTCGGGTAATTCATCTACCCGTAAGTTCGTGATAATTTTACCAGAACTCTTCCACATATCATCCAATGATAACTCATCAGACCACGTATCCTCGGATATTCTACGGTTCCACTCCTGTAAAAAAGAAAGGGCAGCGTCTGTATAATTTAAATACAATGTACCAACCTGCCATATACGTTTCCTATGGGGGGCCATTTTTCGTGCGGCAAAGTCAAAGGGGTAATCCCCCTTAAACAGTTCTGGTAATTTCATAAGAGAACCATCCACATCTATCCACAGTACCGGGGTCTTTAACTCCTGTAGAGTCTCATAAATAAAGACTGGTTTCATTCGGGTATTTGCAAGGTAATCACCTGTGTCTTTACGTTCAACGATATGATGATTCAACCCCATTCGCTCACAATCTCGTATCATTAGACCGGCATACTTCGGATATTTCCATGATCGTGTAAAGAAACTTATAATTGTTGGATACTCATTCATTTAAATATGCCTGTAATGGTTTCATTATCTTATTTACATCTATATCTATATCCACTTGGTAGTTAAACTTTCCCAAATCCTCTGGTGGTATACGCTGTTGGAAGTCAATACACTCAGGAATCAATTTTACAGACTGGAAATAGTCCTTAAATTTCAAACCATCCCCGTTTAGTTTATCAGAATGCTTAACCCATACAGCGGGTATACCATAAGCGTGGGCTATGATAACTCCATGTAAGGAACTACTGATTATCTTCTCACACTCCAGCACTTGGGCTATGACACGCAGTGGGTTGTGATCTAAGGGGTTTATTACCTTTATGTTAGGCAAACCAGTGTACCACTTAGAAACTTGATCTGTGTCAACATAATGAGCAAAGAACCCATATTCATATTTCTTCTGAACATCTGGTTTGTTAAACACTTTAGGCATAAGCAGTGCCGGGTCACCAAACACAGGATTACATGGTATGCGTTTCTCTTTAAGCTTTTCGTATGTTAATGGCCCGCGTACGGACAGATACAAAGCATCTCGCTTTAATGTGTCGTTGTCACGCATCATCCCACTACCCCACACTATGGTGTTACTACCCGCATGATTAATAATACTGCCAACCCCAATCAATGTTCCAGAGGGAAACGGGCGATGCGTATATACACACTTATATCCAAATAGGCTGTCTAATAGAATGGGGGTTAGTATGTCTCCGAAGTTCCCGGGTTGTGGACCTTTGGACCACCACGCATTGATTGTACGTTCTGTCTTATTCATGTTACATATTTAGCATTCCTATTTACACGTGAAATTTACACAAAAAAGGTATATTACAATAAATACTTCTATAATCTATCAAAGGTGTCTTATTATGGAACTGTTAAACGAACTTACATCCAACTGGGAAATTGCGTCTCTAACTGAAGAGATGGATATAGTACTGGCAGAATATAAAGAGTTAATCCTCTTTACTCAACTAAATGAAGGGGTACTAGATGACCTAGGTGACGAAATAGGTCAGCGGGCCGCTGAAATACAACGTAGAATTGACGTTATAACTAAGGCTAGAGACATAGTAGCTAATCTACAAAAGAACGGGGAGTTGACGCCGGAACAAATTAAATGGCATAAAAACAACTTGACTAAAAATAGAAAGTCTTTAAGCTCTGCCCTTAAGCGTACATCCTCTAAGATGAAAGCATTTAAGAAAGCTGCGGCAAAGGCAGTTAAGCAAGCGAAGAGTGATAAACCTAGCAAGAGCCCAGTAGTCGATACCCCTGTTGCTAACCCCGCTGATGACCCTGTTGATGGTGGACGTGATGTTGATCTAGCAAACGAATTATCTCAACTACACAAACTAGCCCCCATAACATTGAGCAGAATAAAAAGCGGAAGTATAGATCCTAATAATGTAGATATGGATGATAATAACTATGAGGCTAAAATGGATGCCATAGAAGCCTTGGAAGATGGTGGGTATTTGGCTATGAACGGTAAGCTTACAGATAAAGGAGAGGCTACTGTGACTGCTATTAGAGGTAAACAACGAACTAGAAGCAGCATAAACCGCTCAAGTGACCCAATAAGTGCCCTTGCGGATATGGGTGATGATGATGAAATGGATGGAGACTCCCGTCTAAATAAATTAAACTTCAACTAAGAGAATATCATGCTGCTACTGAATGAACTTACTGATAAATTTGAAATATCTGCCCTAGCGGAAAGTATTGATTCTATATTACGAGAATATGATGATATAGTTAAAAAAATTCCAATACGGGAGGGTATGTATAGTATGACAGATGAGCTAACCAGAAGTCTAGCTCTTCTAGATAATCAAATACAAGAAATAAAAAGTGTCCGGGCGAAAACTAAAGAATTATATCAAAAGGGTGATACCTCTAAGGAAGACGCCATCCTTTCCCGTAGAGGCCATGTGGCTAAGATGAGAAAGTCGGTAAGTTCGGTTACTGAGTTACTACAAAAGTTCCGCAAATCTATTGATGTTTACCTTAACGACAGCAATGAATATCTGAAAACTTCCAAGAACACAATGTTTAAACACGCCAAGAACGATGGTGATATGTCAACAAAAATGCCACGGAAGGATATAAGAAAAATGCAACAGCAACGCAGTCAGCGAATGGGTAATAAAGGTGAGCAACAACCTACCAATCGACGAAAGTCTATGGCAGCAAAAACAGATGTACCGACGTTACGGCAAAAACCGGATCAACGTCGGGGTGAAAGACGAAGGTCTATGGCTACGAGAAACCCTTAAGGGTTGCTTTAATAACGATACGAGACACTAAGCCCTGTAGTGTATTCACAATTGGGGTATTTGACTTACTTGCTATAAACTCTATGTATCCATGTAGTTCGTAACTATCATCCAATTTAATAATATCATCGGACTTCATGTGCGTTCCCATCTCTACTAAAGTAATGGGGGCCATTGATTTACCAGAAAAATTAAAAACCCTAAGATTTGCCTTACTCAGTGAATCGTGTTCCCATGATACTTGAGTTATATACTTGGGGTTCGTAAAGGTCTCTTCCCCCACATAAGTTTCCCAATCATCAACGGTTGGATCTAATATAACCAAATCTGGAATTTTTGCTTCGGCTAAGAGATCACATAATTCTTTACGCCAAGGCGTTTTCATATCCCCGGCTAAGAATACTGCGAATTCATTAGCCTCCACGTCGTATGTATCTTTCGGTGTTAATGTTCTCATAGATGTATTTATATCAATGATGTGATTTCATCTCCCTCTTTGCCATGAACCTCTTTATTTCCTCAAAGGCGTAGGGTCTATATTCGGGGGATATCTCCTTACTATCAACTCCCACATCAACCGACTTACAGTTTGGTGGTAGTGACCCATGAGAATGCCCATATAGATGCCACGAGCCGTGGTGTGCTCTATTCCATACCCTCATTCCATAATGGAACAAGACCATGTGCTGCTTCTCTATGGTCACCTCTCGGTAATGATAGATAGCGTCAAGCAACCCACTGCCAATAAAGTTCCCACTATGTTTGGCAAGAGCCTTATCGTGGTTTCCTAGAATGAGACTCTTCTTCCCATTCAAACGCCGTAAGGTGTTTTGTATTTGATTTTCAGGCATGAACCCGAAGTCTCCTAAAAACCACACAACATCACCCGGTCGGACGACATTGTTGTGTTCATTTATCAGTGCCTCATTCATTTCCTCTACGGATGTGAATGGCCTATCTGCGAACCGGCAGATGTTTTTATGACCAAAGTGTTGGTCGCCTGTAAAAAATGTATCCATAAATTTCTCCTTTAGTTATATACATTCTTTACCCCTGTGGTTGGCATTATTGCCCTATCTTGTTACCTATTGTTACGATAATCATAATCAAGTGGGTATTTATTTATATCCAGATCAGTAACCTCAAACTCAGGAAACACCTCCATGATAGCATTTAGACCCTCTTCCATATCAGAAAAGTAGAAACACTTACCATCATCTTGCCCGGTCATAAAAAACTCTGTGATATCATCTACCTGTAGCTCCCGGTCCTCACATATTTCCTGATATAGTTCTATATCTTCAGGTTCAACGAAGCCACTACATTCAGCCCACCGACATCCAAGCCGCTCAATATCCAGCTTAGAACTAGAGTCTACAATAATACCCTTCATATTCTCTCCCCCGAGTTATATTTTAATATACATGCGTCTGATATACGATACGCTAATACCGCATCCTGACAATAATATTTGATCGTAAGATCTATAATGCTATTTATGTCATCCCTTGTACACATGATTCTTACTGGAATCATCCTTTCTTTAAATAATACATCATCTGGATTAACCCACTGCCCAGTGACTGGCTTTAAGACGGTTAGCCCGGAAGAAATTGCACGCACCTTAGCATCCCACACCCTGTGATATCTGGTATGTATAGGTTTGCCGGTGTTGCTTATTGTGGGTACAAGTATCTCCCACATGCTATTTTCTTCCATTTTCAGTATCCATAATTTAAAGATGGCAGCATGATATCACAATAATATTTGAATGTCTATAGGGGGGTATTATCTAATACTTTATCTGATGTTCTGCGGTGATGATCACCACAGCGGGTTTTATCTAGGTCTTTAACCCAATTGGTTTGGGTTTCATATACACATACCTTAGCCTTCAATTCCTCGACATGATTAAAAAACCCCCTAACCTTATTGTACAGAGGGATAAAAAAAACGTATAATACTAATAAACTAAAAACAGCTATTAGTATATAATTAATTGTCTGATAATCCATTATATACCTCTGGAGGATTTGCTAAAATCTGATCAGTAATAGAGTGCATTTCACGTACATTTTCAATGTCCATAGCAAAATAAACACCGGCCTTCCTAATAATATATACCACTTTGCCATCTTTTTTCATGGTTTTATACAACTCAACCTTATTATCCATACGTACCCCTTTCATTTGGCGCTTCGGGTGGGAATCGAACCCACGACGCAGGATTTTAGAGATCCCCGCTCTGTGCCACTGAGCTACCGAAGCATATAATCATTTACCTAACAACTCATCAAACTTAGACCGAACCTTAGCCGCCCACTTCTCATTCTTCTTATTTATAGCGTGATGCACCAATGTACAAAGCTGTGCTGGAGACATATTCGGATAGACCCTAGCCAGCACATCTAATATACACTGAATAGAATCAGCAGCCTCATAGAAGGGGGCGTCCATGATTCTAGGTTTATTTGTGATTTTACCACGCTCTATCATAACAGCCTCGGCAAACTCACCAACCTCTTCTGTGATTTTAATTTGAGAATCCGCAATAGTCCAGTCTACGGCCTCATTAAGGGGTTGCAATTCCCGGGATAATTTGATAGTATCAAACATTGCATCGTTAATATGTTCGGGCATTAGTTCTTTTCTCCATTAATTGAAAAGATATTATAAACGATATTGACAACCTTGTAAAGGATAAATATAATAAGAACAACACTTATGGAACCAATTATGAAAATAAATGACATGATAAACGAACAAGAATACTTGACACTGGAAAATGATCTCAGTTTCAATGATCTATCTTCCCTCCATATCGCCGCACTTAGGGCAATAGACGAAGGTCGGATGGATGTGGATAATGCGTCGGACCGAATGATGTTTGTGCTATATGAATTACAGGAATTCACGCTGGTTGATGATGAATATAACTTAACACGAATGGGGTACAAAGCTATAATGCTTGCTCATCGGCTAGGTGGAAGCTTAGAACGGCGCAGAGCTGGCACCCAGAAAGACATTGATCTAGATGATATTGAAGACATTGAATTTGATCCGAATGATGTTTATGATGATGATTATGCGGGGTACGATAGTACTCTAGATGACTATGATTCTATATTCAATATGAATCGGACAGGTTCTATACGATAAAAAAGGGGGCGATTGCCCCCTTTCTTATTTACCTTATGGTAATATACTCGAAAAACTCTTTAAAATCAATTTCTTGAGATACGCTTGAGCCTTTGGATCATGTTTAACAGCCTCAGCTAATGTCAAAATCTGACGACCAGCCGCATCCTGTTGTAATGATTCATAGATTGGGGATGGCATTGCACCGGCGGCTGATGGAGTTACCACCAAGTCACAAGTAACAAAGTTGAATCCACTTACGTTACCATCATCACCAACATCACCAGTACCTCTACTGGATACTCCATAACGAGCACCACTCTCGGCCATTACCTGTGCAATCTGACCCATCGGGGTGTCTAGGAGCACTGCTTTACCTACAGCATTAGTACCATCCATGTACAACTCTTTAATAACATGAGACACTCTGTCCATATTAATTGTCAAAGTCTGTGGATGATCAAGCTCTCCGAAAATACCACCATGTGTTTTTATAGTATTTGCGGCGTTATTAACAGCGGTCGCAATCTCAGACAGTGGATATTTACGCTTATTCCTATTCTCAACAACGGCCTGCATAAAAATGCCTTTCAGATAGGTCCGTTTAGACCCATCTGCGCCCTTCACACTTTCAGTAATAATATTACCTTCATGTGGCTCTAATGTTTCGATTAATAAATTAGTACGCATGGTACCTCCTTATTTTTGTGCGTTCTTACTATGCTCTTTCCTGACATCATGGGCGTCATATCCGCCATCTGTTTCAAGATCAGAAGCACCACCCGCGTGAGCGGGCTCAGAACCACCCTTAATAGGGTCTTTTTGTACTTTACGTGGGTCTTTACTGTCGTAATAACCTTTCTTATTGCGGGCATCAGTCTCGTGACCACTATGGGCAGGAGAGTTGTCACCTTTGATAGGGTCGTCATAACCATCTTTCTGACCACCATCGTAAGTTCCAGCCTTACCATCTTTGTTACCCAAGTTCTTAGAGTCAGCCAATCTCTTCATACGGGCCGCTCTACCTGCTTCCTGTTTGGAAACGGCAGGTGAAACTCGTGCAATCTGAGACTCCTCATTGATGGCATCCTCATTCACTTTGTACTTTTCAGATACAAATTTGTACATGCTATCTAATGTATCAAAATCTTCCTCAAATTTACCATCAGTAGATACGAATTTAATACCGGTTGTTTCGTCGTCGATATCGTTCGTAATTGAACCGATTTTCTTTCCAGCAATGATTACATCATCACCTTCAAGTTTAATCTTGTTTTCTACAGAAGCTTCTAAAGTCTTCTTAGACTTTTCACTAATGTATGCTGACATTGACTCACGTTCAGCGTCTTGATCGCCATATGCTACGGCATCCACAAAGCTTGAAAGTGATTCGTATAATTCTGTTTTCTTATCCATTTTAGTTTCCTAGTTAATCGCCTACATTAGAGATTTCCATATAGTTCAGGAATTTGGTAGGATTGTATTCCTCCTTTCCATCACCTTTGGTAACCTCTTGTTCGGCGCGTTTTTGCTTCTGAGCCCTTCTTCCATTTCTGGTAGGACTATCTATTTTGGTTAACTCGTCGTCTTCTTTATCAACTACATCAGAAAACGAATTAACATATTCATAGTATTCTTTCAAATACTCCTTAAAACTCTGCTTACTCATATTTATGCTCCACCTCCGGCTCCACCACCAGCACCACCACCAGCACCACCTCCGGCACTCCCAGCGGCTCCACTTCCAGCGGCTCCTCCGCCGTCTCCGGCTGGGGCTCCACCATCACCTGTGGGGGCTGCACTATTTCCATCACCACTGTCACCAGTGTCAATGGCCATTTTTGTTCCACCTACACCATACATATCTTTCTGTTTGGTACGTGGTACTTTGCTGATTGCCTCAGCATTGTCCGTATATACGTTAGGTAGTGGACCACCTGATAAATTAGTTTCATTACCCGGGGACACTACATTAGCAAGTTCACTCAATTTCATTTAACTAATCCTATCGTCCATATCACGAGTTCCACGATCCATCATGTCGTCGTCACCTAGGTCATCATTATAATTATGAGAAACTTCGGGGTCTGTGTGCGGCTTTGCTTTCATTTTTAATTCTTCAATTGCAGCCCTAATGTTCTTAGCTGGCTTAGAATTTCTCCCACCATTACGAACTATGCTATCCAAGCTCATTGTCAAGTTATCAATGTCTCGTTGAATGGCATCGGCATCTTGGAATTCTGGATCATCTGCGGCATTATAACCGTAATCCTGTCGGGCCATTCCCATGCTATCCATATCTGCATCCATATCTGGATCGCTAAAAGCATCGTATTCACGAATACGACTACGACCACGTACTCCACGTTCAGCACCTCGTTTCATATTAGCATGGCGATTCCCACCACCCATACGATTCATACGTGCTCTCATAGGGTTGCCTTCTGTTAACTCTGCCGACTTAGCCATTTTACTAGCCATGACTTCAGATGAAGCCTGCTGTGCTGCCTCGTGGTCACCACGGGACAATGCCATTACCATATCTCTAATTTTATCTCTATCTGCCATTATCTTTCCTATTAGCTATTGTTACCAATCATTGGCGGCATCACGATCATCGCCCCAAGGGTCTGGATCATCGTCACCGGGTAAATGATCAAATGTATTTCTGGCACCAGTCCACTCCCCGGACATCTCAGCGTCTGGGTATGCTGCCTTGGCTTCTTCATAACTATCAAACGAATCTAAAAACTGAATTAAGTCTTGACCAGCTAATACTGAATTAGGTCCGTACCCGTCTTGTTTTATACCCTTTACGTCAAACCCATCACCGTGCTTAGACCTATGTATTTCATAATAGTCATAGTCTCTTTCGGATCTACGTGATTCGGTAATTCCAGCCATTTTACTAGCCATAACCTCAGATGAAGACGATTGTGCTGCCTCGTGATCACCACGGGACAGTGCCATTACCATTTCTCTAATTTTATCTTTGCCACTCATTTTAATTTCCTATTTCTCTATTGAAATAATCCAAATCAGCACGTGTGTTACCACCCGCTTCTTGTTCAGCGGCGCGATGTATATCATCCTTAGCCTCTGGGGATAATTTATCCCAAAAATTTTCTATTCCTCCGCTAATTTCTCCGTTCTGATACTTATCGTTCAGTTCATAATGAGTATCATCAGACACCCCCGATATATCTTCCCATCCGTAACCTTGGAATATTTCTGGGTATTCGTCCATTCCATTGCCCGGACGATCATGGTGGGCCTCATTCATAGTTTTAGACATTTTACTAGCCATAACCTCAGATGAAGACGATTGTGCTGCCTCGTGATCACCTCGTGAAAGGGCCATTACCATTTCTCTAATTTTATCTGTATCATTACTCATTGAACATTTCCTCTAAATTTACTTTGCCTTTTTTAAGATCGTTGTAAAAGGCTAATGCAAGCCCTTCTATCACAATCTGACGAACCTTTGATGGAAATATTGATTCCCACAACCGGGCTTCTTTAATAACATCCTGTGCATACTTTTTAGCACCATCAGAAACAAGGCGACCCCATGCTCTTTCAGCTAGTGGTCCGTTGTACTCACCTTTCTTCCAATGTTTGAATACTGTTTTCTTTATATCTGGTATTTGTGAACTTATTGAATCATTGCTTTCAATAAATAGAGCAAGCTCTTTGGCCAACGATTTAGTATCAGAGCCCTCTCTGAGGGATTTCATCTTACTATATCCATGAAGAAAACTACCGAACGACTTGCCGGTAACCTTCCCTGAACTTTCTGTAATAACATCGTTTAATAATGAATCTTTCATCGTTGCCTCATCATAAATAGGTAATCTTTTAATTATTTATGGATTCGGGGCATTTTACCTGTAAAAGTTACGCCGTTCCGGGTGCTGGTGCCTCTGAACCTTGGCCTAATGGCTCCTCTCCGCCAACCGCACCAATCTCTTTATTATCACCAGTATCTTCATCACCCATCTCTTCATCACCTAATTCTGATTCCCCTTCTGGTGGTGCACCACCCGGGGCACCTCCACCCATACCACCATCAAGACCACCAGCCTCTGCGTCTTCTGGTTGATATATCAAGGACAAATCCCTATCATCACCCTCTGAATCCAATCCCTTCTCTTTACGGATCATATTTTCATTGAGTCTAATTTCATCTTTACTCAGACCAGCATAACGTTCTAATATGAATCGCTTAGACAAGTATGGTACGCCATCGGCGGTACTAAAGTTATTAAGCATATCAGCGTCCATGGCCTGTTGACGAGATTGATGATACTCAGAACACTCAGGTAATGTAATACGGTACAGGGTTGCATCTATATGTACACCGGAATCATATACCCATCGTTTGAACTCAGCATCCAATACATCCTCTACATACCTCTGTAGTCGTTGTATGAACTGTGAGAACTTAATCTCCTGTACATATGCCAACCCAACTCTGGATTCGTTCTCGATAGCCTGACCGTCTTCGGTGGATGTACCAAGATAAGATGCCGGGATACGTAATGCTCTCCACATCTTACGGTAAAAATAATCCAATTCTGTTAATTCACCAAGACCCTGTCCGGCTGGGAGTGTTTCTACCCTTGAGCTATTACCGTTTGGTCTTGTTGCGAAATAGAAATCCTCGTTCATGCTCTGTGGGTTATAGACAGATTCAACCTGCCACTTACCACCATAGCGAACTGGAGTTTTCTTTTGTTTGATTTGATTTCTAAACTTTTCTAATACACCGGGTACCAAATGATCCGGGCGATTACCAACATCTATATAAAACACCCGCTTTTCGGGGGCTCTAGATATTCGGTAAATTAAAATGGAGTCTTCTAATAATTCCTTCTGCTTAAACACGCGGTATGCCGGTCTTAACACGGATATACCAAACGGTGCTTCCTCAGACATATCATCTGTAATGCTGAAACGAATTATCTTATCCTTATCCATAGGGGTAACATTGTAATCTGCTATGTCACCATGGGTCTGGAATGAGAGGCTTGCTTGCCAATACTGATTGGGCTTCTTATATTCCTGTTGAACATACCACCCACGAATGTCTGTGAGATCATCCTCAGAGACGATGGCACCTATAACGTGCTTAGGGTGAATATATTTGAACGGCTTATTCTTATCCTTGCCTCTTTCAAAGAAGCAATCACCATACTTTATCATGTTTCTGGATAAGTGAAATAATCGACCACTCTGCCAGTGATGTATTTTACACCAAGTTTTAAGGGCCGCTCGGAGGGTTGCAAACACATGACCGGGCACATTCTCTTCTGATCCAGCCTCAACCATTATGTTGAGAGGCATACGAGTTTTAGGGTTGTTACCCGCCATCTCCTCTGCCATTATGTCCAAAGCCCGGGCTACGTCAATGTCATTATCCATCACATCATATTCGCGATAACGCACTAGACGTGTCGTTGAACCCTGTATAACTCGCTGGTACCAGCCATGATTGCCGTATAAACCCCTACCACCAGAGATGTCCTGATTATTTGAAATCGCAACATTCGGTGACTGAGGTGATATTACTTTAAAGTATGTTTGTATTGTGCTCACATTCCAATCCTATGTGTTCTTTGGTATATTTATACCCCAGCCTCTGAAGTGATCCTTATATCAGGTCATCGTTGCGTTTTAATTGCAACATCTGAGTAAATGATCGAGATTGATCACCACTCCCAAACATATTAACCACCCTCGTAATATGATAGTAGTCATCATAATAGAATCGCTGTGGTACGTCCGAATCCTTTTCTGCCATAGGTTTAAGGTATATTGTGAGCTTTAAACCCATAGGGTCTGTTTCTGGTTTTGAATAATAGTGTTTAACACCCTCACTATCGGAGGCCACATCCTTTGGGTTTCGGTTAACATCCGAAAGAAGATATGGGTTGCCACGTATACTCATCACAAAATCAGTTGTTTGGATATATGTATATCTATCCATTAAATTTAAAATATCACTAGCCCGTTGAGCACTTTCCAACCCATCATTAACATATGTGCCTATCATAACCCGAACACCACTATACATAGTTTCAAAAAAGTCCAAATCCGGCTTACGTTCCGCAGAACCCTGTTCCCTATCCGCATAAATAATACCAGCACCATCCGCATCACTTTGTTTCTCAAGCATTTTATCACCAACCCTATAATTAATATGGGATTTAAATTCTATTACATCCATGTCTTTTGGTTCTGAGGTATTTACAAAAAAATGTAAAACCGTAGGCATGTTTTCTCTTGGTAATTCATATTGCCTAATTTTAATAGTAACTTCATATCTATTCGTTGTTTTTCTAATCGCAGTTATGGTAGTTTTGAACGTTTTAGGTTTTTCATCAACGGCGTCGTCAGCGACCGTTTTAGATAACAACATTATATTTGATATTAAATTAACAAGGGTAGTACCGGTTCGCACGGGGAACGTTCGAACCCCCTTATTATCTTGTAAAATATCAGGTTGCTCAAATGGCATATTTCTATTATCAATAGGATACGACTCATATTTTGAATCTAGATCTATTACATAATCTATAGGTAATTTTTCTGGATCTGGTTTCTTTGTTTGCTTGGGAACCACAACAATTTTATCAACACTATCCGTGCGTACCTCTCGCATCCATTGCTGTAACTGTGCTTTATGTGCATATTTTACCTGATTTAAATCAGCCTCAAGACCATCAAATATATCCTTAAGGGTTGTCATCGGCTTAGATAAATCATTTCTATCCTTCCTGTTTGATGTATTCGCTGCGTTTTCAATGGCTCTCGTGTCGAGACTCAATATTGTACCGTCACCCTTTGGTATAGTATCATGTAAATTACCGTCCTTATGAGTTATATTCATCTGGAATAAACTAGAAAATGATCGCAACTCACCTAGTGTATTAGATGCACCAATTGCATATAATATGTGTGTATGTGGAGCCGGAGATGGTTGTAATATCGTAGCGGAAACAGACTCTATACTTGCTAAATTAAAGTAATAGGGGGCCGGAGCAATAATCTCATCGTTGTTATTGAATATAGTTTTAAGCATAAAGGTTGCGTGGGAAAGAGACATCGGACCGCTTTTAAGGAAATGACCTAATACTGTGTTATGTAAAAAATTTAAAAAAGTATATTGGGCCGTCTTATCAGCTATAACTATTTTTCCAACACTTGTTGACGTACTTACCCCCATAACAGGAGCAAAATCAAAATCCCAGATGGCTTCGGGTATGGTAAAATTCTTCTCACGGGCCTCATTAACTACCACAATATTATTACCAACCGCTCCCACCGCTGGCTTCCCCACCGCTGAATTTTCTATATCAACGTTTACAGTATTAAATGCATCCTCGGCAAATTTAAAAGCTATGAGAATATGTCGATGTGCTGTCGTGTTACCTACATCTATGGGGTTTTGTGGGATAGACATTTAAATATTACCCTATACCTGAAGTCTGTCGGGTTAATATATCGTAAAACACCCTGTTTCTAGATGGTAATGAAATTACCTTACCTACAGCAAGTTCCTCATTTATATCAACAATATTATTATATTGTAATACAATCCACCCTAGATCATTCCTCCCATAATACAAATATGCAATTGCGTCTGGCGCACCTGCATACCGCAGCTCAATTGTATATATTATGTCAGTAATATCATCGCGTTGTATGGGTGTTCTCTCCCACCACCTGATAAATTTTTCACCAACATCAGAAAAACCCCCCTGCACATATCTAGAGGTCTTTTTTAATACTGAACTTTTATCATCATATAGTTTAAATGCCATAATTAATATCCCGGTAATGTACCTGCCTTAAATTGGGCTAAATCAAAATCACCACCAGTTGATACTGAGTCTCCTCCCCGGTATCCCAATCCGTGGGCTTCTATTAGAGAGATGGTTACCTCATGTATAATTGGCATCATTGCCTGATTACCCGCCTCCTCAATATAATCAACATCCTCCGGAAACGATATACTCAAATCACTCATAACAACAGGTATACTGTAGAACTGCTCCTTATATCCAGTAAATTTAAGAATAGGGGGCTTACCTATAAGGAACGTTGCATTATCCTCTGGGAGCATCCATGCCCGCAACAAATTCAGGCTCTTATAATTATCTTTCCCCTCTAGTATTGTTCTAGAAAGAAAGCGGGCGTTAATAGTCCATGATCTATTTTGTGTAACTCTATAAACAGTAACAGCCGTGGAGGATGGTAGTCCTTGATTGACATAATCCGCTGATCTACTTTCGGTAATCGTCGGAGTAATCGCAAACATGACAAATTCCCCGGGGTTAGATGAATTACTTAGTGTTATCTCGTGTGTTCCCACAATATGCTCCTCATATACCAATATTTATATCATTACACAACACTTGCAAATACACGATTTACTTGGCTTTTTTATCGTAGTATGGTATAATAGGATTTCTTAGGTATAAATAGAGGGTATATAACAATAATAAGGAATCCCGATGATACAGAAGTCCCAAGTTACTGAAGATAATATCCCAACCCCTAAGAAAAAAGAGGTTGTAAAAAAGAATGAACCGAAACCCAAGAAGAAAAAGAACTATCTGAATAATAAAGATATGATGGCCCAACTTCGGTTGTGTCATGAACAAGATAAAATGACAGATGAGTTCGCTAAGATGATTATGCTTCTTGCTGAACGGTATGGTAGTAGATATGAATACTCTGATTACAGTCCTCACATTGAAGATATGAAAGCGGTTGCTGTTACAAATGTCGTACGGGCTTGGCGTAGCTTCGATCTGGAAAGATACAATAATCCATTTGCGTACTTCACACAGGCCATAAAACATACCTTCTGGCAATATGTTTCACAAGAAAAGAAACATAGATTAAACCGAGATACCATCCTCATTAGTATGGGGGAGTTGCCTTCTGATACTTACATGGAAGATTATCGAAAAGAGCTGCTTGAATTAAAGAACGAAGCAAAGGGTACCGGTGGCGAATAACAATAATTAAAGGAAATCAGAATGAAAGGCAAAGCAGCCTGTTTTACTGATATACACTGGGGAAGAAAGAATAATAGCGAACTACACAACCAAGATTGTATCCGGTTTATAAAGTGGTTTTGTGACAATGTAAGGGCAGATGATCAGATAGACCATATCGTGTTTATGGGTGACTGGTTTGAACACAGATCAGCTATCAATGGTTTGACGCTGGACTATGCCTATGAAGGGGCATGTATGTTACGTGACCTCAATCTCCCTGTATATTTCCTCGTTGGCAATCATGATCTCTATTATCGTACCACGCGGGATGTTCACTCAACCCGCTCCTTTGATTCTCTGGGCTTCACCGTGGTTAATACACCTACAGTGTTTGAAGACATTGGACAGAAGGGCACCTTGATGTGTCCATTCCTCTTTGAAAATGAGTATGCTGATTTAGCACAACACTTCAATGTCCCCATATGGTTTGGACACTTTGAATTTAAGGGGTTTATCCTCACTGGTGAAACTAGGATGAAAGAACACGGGCCCGACCCACTGGACTTCAAACGTCCCACTAGAATATTCTCCGGACACTTCCATAAGCGTCAAACAGGAACCAACATCACATATATTGGAAACGCGTTCCCTGCTGACTTCAGTGATGCAAATGATACAAGCAGGGGAATGATGGTATACGAACATGGATTAGATGATGTATTATTTATCGACTGGCCCGAGTGTCCTAGTTACATCAAAACGAAACTATCAGACTTGGTCGCTGATGCCCCTTCTATTTTACGGAAGGATGGTATTGTAAATTGCATTGTTGATATGGACATCAACTATGAACAGAGCATCAAACTGAAAGAACAACTAACAACGAAATATGAATTAAGAGAGATTACGTTGCATGAAAGTGCGGAACAAATGGAAGCCCTTGAAGGTACAAACGTGGATGAATTAGAATTAGAAACCCTCGATACCACAAGTGCCATGATAATAAACATGCTCAGTAAAATAGAAGCAGAATCCATAAACAACGATACTCTCATAAAAATTTTCGAGGAATTATAATGAGCACACCGATTAAATTTAAAGAACTCACCTTACGTAATTTCATGTCATATGGAAATAATGTGACTACCATAAATCTCGAATTCAATGAACCGACACTGGTTATAGGTCACAACCTTGATGCCGTGGTAAATGGTCAGATTGACAGTAATGGTGCTGGCAAGTCTGCAATATTGGATGCCCTGTCATTCGTTTTATATGATAGAACCATCTCTGGTATTGATAAAGCCGATTTAATTAATAATGTAAATAAGAAAAACCTTGAAGTATCGTTACTGTTTGAGAAAAATGGATTGTTATATAAAATTATTAGATCTCGTAAATCCAAGACCAAGGGAGATGTTAAGTTCCTTGTCGAAGATAAAGAAGGTGTGTTACAAGATAAAACCCCAGACAGTGTAGCGAATACCAATAAAGAAATCGAACGTATCGTTGGTGTCCCCTTTGAAGTGTTCTCCCGTATCATTGTATTCAGTGCCACATTTGAACCATTCCTGAAGTTACCTAGTCGCCACGTCAGTAAAGCCAATCAGACAGGTATCATGGAAGAGTTGTTTGGTTACACTGAACTTACAGATAAAGCCGAAACCCTTAAAGAAAAGATCAAGGGGGTGCGTGTTGAATTTACACACCTTGAGGACCTACAACGACAGATTGTCCTAGAGATGGAACGCCACACGAAACAGATTGAGTTAACTGAACATAGGATACGTGATTGGGATAAAACACAACAGAGTAAAATATCCCTTCATAAACAATCACTTGAAGAGCTTTCCTTAGTGGATTTCGATAGTGAACGTGCAGCTTTGGAACAAATAAATGATAT